TGATCTGCTCAATCTCACTATGGAGTTCTTGTGTTGTTATTCTTTTAGCCATTTTATAGTGTGCCTATAATTTCTGCTTCCTGTGATAGAAATTCTTCCTGGCTTATTTCACCAGTTACGTATCTTATAAATAATGCTTCATATTCTTGGCTCATTTTACATTCCTAATAATTCTTTTATTTTGTCACATAATGCTCTACAGTGACCTTTAATCTTGTTCCACATATCCTATTTTCTCCCTTATAGTGTTAAGTTGGTGTGCATCCTGTTGAATTAAACAGCCGACGGGCGTTGATTCCCCTCCTTCTGCTGGATGACTCCATAACCATTCTGAATCTGGGTATATGTCATTCAATCCTTCGCTCATTGTACTGAGCCATTCTGCACTTTTACCAGGCCATGTATATACATAAGCCTCGTGTTTTGTATATGGAAACAATTTAGCCCAGGTGTTTAAGCAATTAGCGTTTGTTTCTACGAATAGTATTTTATCGCTCATATATGCTCTTAGACTCCAGGGGCAACTGTTCCTGATACTCTGAAAGTATGGTAGCCAGTTATTTTCCGCCTCTTTTTCCACCTTTCTTCTTTTTCTTTTTACCGCCTCTTTGTCCTTTACCCATTGGCATAATATTCTCCTATTATAATGCTGTTGATGTTACTTTGTTCCAGGCACTACCTGTATAGAAACATATGGTGCTTTCTGTAGTGTTAAATACAGTATCACCTGCCGCCATACCAGTTAATGCATTAATTTCTGTAGTTGTGTAGTTTTTTAACTGTAAGAATTGTCTGGGTGATATATTTAATGCGTCAACTGTTTGAGCACTATATATACTACCATCCATCTGAATGTTTGCATTACCTTGTGTACCAAAACCTCTGGTACCTGTTGCGGCATTAAACTCAATATGTTTGTTAGGTCTAAATTTAACTAGACTTTGTACAGGACTGTTAGCCGGCTGACCTAGATACATACAATATATCTCTTTTGTTAAAGGTACAGCATTAGCACCTAAAGTTACACCTACTGAATTGTCTATATAGACGTGTTCACCTAATGTCATACGATAATCATCACCATCGTGTGCATAGTACTCTGTTTCGTGTACTCTGTCCCAAGCACCTGAAACATCCGCTTCTAAAATAGCCGGACTTGCTGTTGTGCCTCTGGATCTTTTAAATATGTCTTCAATACCTATATTACCACTTCTACTGTTTTGATAAGTCACCGCGGTGGGTCTTAAATTATCAGTTGTGACGTTTAATCCTAAATCCCAAGTACCAACTTGATCACTATGTGCTGTAAGTATAGCACCTTCTGTATTTCCGCCTGTTTCTGGGAAGAAGAAATTCGTACCTCCGCTTCCTAAACCAACATCACTAGCACGGATACCTGCCATACTAAATGTACCGCCTGATGTAGTAGGGCTTATAGTATCTGCGTGTAAAGTAGCACCTGGATCTACATAAACATTGCCATAAATATATGCCTGATTATTTGTAACATTTCTGACATCACCTACTAGACTGTTAGGGTTTTCTTGGCCTAAACCACTTTGTAATCCTGTCAATGTGCCAGGATCTGTAAATAAATTGTAGTATCCTCCACCTGCACTTTGTACAAAGTATGTGTTACCATTAAGGAATACTAGATTACTATTTACTGTACCGCTAAATGATATAGGTTGCCCGCTAAATAAACCAGGATCACTGTTAAACAATATCTGATCTATACTTCCTGTGTTTACATTACCAAAGTAATTGTCAATTGTTAATGATGAGTTACCAGATTCTACTATTAGATTACCTGTAAATTCAACGTTACCAGTACTTGTGCCTGATGCTAGGTATGTTGTAACTTCTGCGTTACCATATCCTGAACCAGATCCACCAATTGTTATTTTGTTGTTTGCGGCATCTGTTGTAATAGTGATATCACCACTTTCTGCAAGTGTAAGTGCTGTAGGACCACTTGCATCTACGTTACTTTGCCCACTTACTATAATTTGGTTAAAGGTATCTGTTGCAATACCTGTTAGTTGAGAACCATTACCCAGTATATAATTACCACTTACATTTGCTGTGGTTGTTATGTTACCTACAGCATCTACTACTCCGCCGTTTGTTACTGCAAAATTAGGTGCTGTATTTGACGCACCAAATCCTAAATTACCTATCTGGAAGTCACCATTTGCTCTCAATTTCATAAGGCTGTTATATGCTGTGCCTCCTGAATAATCTCCGTCTTTATAACCTTCCCAACTATATAATGTTGGCATAGTGGTGTCATTAGGAACACTAGTGCTATCAACTGCTGTTATCATTGATAATGTGTTAATAAATCCGTTAGCAGAGAAAGGTGCAGATATATTACCTGTATGGCCATAAGGTTTATAGTCTGCCATTCTGTCGCCTGCCTGGACAACGGTGGGTGAGGAACTAGTTCCTCTGGCCTTAAAGAACCTTAAGTCAGGTCCAAAGAAATCCTCTTTGTATTCTTCCAGGTATACCTGTGCATCATAATCATCATCACTGAATATATGTAATCCTGCACCTGGTGTGGTTGTTCCTAAACCTAAACGGTTAGTTGCACTATCAAATGTCAACCCTTTAAGTCCACCTACTACGGTATCTGCATTTATTTGTAAATTGCTGTCCATTGTGAGAGGAACATTTAAGTCCATTTCAGTAGATTTAAGCAACATTGTACTGGTTTCTGTGCCTGCTTTGCTTGTTCTGAAGTCTAAAGAACCTGCTTCTGATCCTGCTGTGGTGTCATTTACTACAGATACTATGTTTGCGTATGTGGCAACATTAGGATAACTGTTGTTTAATGCTGTGAACTTTATGGCACCTGCTGAGTCATCTGTGGCTATTGTGCCATCAAATGGATCTTTGAAGAAAGTCATTGTGGGTGCTATGGCACCACCGCTTCTTTCCTTAATTGTTAGTGCCACATTACCACTATAATTGGTTATTGTTGTGTCACCACTTACATCTAATTTTGCATCTCTAAGGTTTACTTCACCTATTTCTAAATTATTTCTGATAAACGCTTTGTTTATATAGGTGTTAGATGATGTTTCTAACGCAGGGTATGTTATAGGACTTGCCGCCATACTGATTGGAGCAAATGACTGGAAGTTGCTGAATGTGATGTTAGCATTTGCCAGACTGGGTGATCCTCCCAGTGTGGTTGTTAATAAATTTTGACAGGCTTCGTCAGTGTATAACATATAATATCCATATGCTGTACTGTGTCCTCTGACAAAGAATATGTTATCTGATTTTATACTGCCATTTGCTAATGGGTTTGTGGTGTCTGTATCCTGAATTAGTATTTTAGAACCATCTAACATCATAGGATCATGATCTCCTGTAGTTGCCCAAGTTCTTATAAATGCCGTTCCATCACCACCATTTAATTGTTGTACATAGGGAACAGTTATGTTTCCGCCATACAATCTGCCTGCTTCTATTCTTTCCTGTGTGGATATGCTGGTGTTACCCAAGCCATCCAGTGCTACTGTAGTTCTATAATTGTCGGTACGGCCTATAAAAATTTTATTATGGTCTAAGTTAGGTGTTGCGTTTTCTCTAAATGCCCCCTGAACAAGTATGTGATTGTCACTTACTACTTTACCTATTTTTTGCACTAAATTGCTTTCTGTAGCAGGAGAAATTAGTACTAAATTACCTGGTGTTGTACTAATATATAAATCTTCACCTTTTGTAAAGCCATGTGAACTAAAGTTCATTACCCCACTTGTGACAACTTGTCCTACTGCCTGATCTACAATATTTTCTCTTATAATACCTATAGCAGGCATTTTTAAAAAGTCTGATGCATTTGCTAGTGCAACATTTGGTGTATCTCCCTGATTACCACCATCTAAATAAACTGCTTGTCCTTTTGTAAGTGTTGATCCTGTATTATTATTAACATCTAATGTTACAGCACCATCTACATCACCTATAAAGAAACCATCTGTTAGTTCTATATTACCATTTACATGAATATTACCCAATGTGGTAAGATCTTCTACATTAGTTTCCTGTATGTTTAAACTTATAATACCATTTGTAGCATCTGCGTGTACGCATTTACCTATTTCTTGTATTATAACATTTGATGCAAAAGTGGGTGCAACATTACTCATTACACCTTCTGTTGTGCTCATAAACAAAGTATCGCCTGCTCTAAATGCACTAGTGTCTAGGTCATTAACAAGTCCAGATGTTACAACACTAATTTTTCTAGTATAACCTGATCCTGTTACATTAGCAATACCAAATGCTCTGTGTTGTACGTTTCCTGCATCTGCTGGATGCACAATAGGAATAGATCCGTTTTGATCTCCACCGCCTGGCGCTTCTGTGGGAGGAGTGCTCATTGCAACTAATTGTCCTCGATTTACTCCTGGATTATACGCATCTCCGGCAAAACACTCAATAAATGTAGCCTCTGGACGTGATTCATTAAAATTAATTACACCAGTACTATTATCGTAACTAACTGAGCCAAATGATGTACTAGTATTAGGAGCGGTATTAGTTGTTGATATGGCTGATAAACCTAAAATATTAGCATAAACTCCTGTACCAGGATTTACTTGCCAGGTATCTGTTGTTTCGTTCCATTGTATTACCGCATCTGTGCCTGCAACTGGCCTGTTTGCAATTATTTGTACTGTAGCATCTGATGCCGCATTGGCATTTAGTGTAATGCTCTGATCTTGTACATATAAATCTTCTACATTTCTGTAATTTAAGTTGCCATCTACTTCTATATTACCTGTTACATTAATGTTACCTGTAAATGTATGTACACTATCTGCATTTGCACCGGCATGCATATTTTTGTCAAAGGATACATTACCGCCTGCTCTAATTGTATAAGCATCTATGGCAAATCCTTCTATGACTGCATTATTTGTAAATTCTTTATAACCTGCACCAGTTGATCCTGCAGGTCCACCTATTCTTGTATCACCTGAAAAAATAAATGTATTTCTAAAGCCACCATTTGTATATACACCTTCTGTGCCACCTGCTGTAGGTTGTGCATGAAATTCTGCTTGTAAACCTACATTATTAGCACCTTGATTTACCTGATTTTTACCTACATCTAGATATATAAGGTTATAACCACCAGTGTGCTCACTATGTAAACTAACTTTACCTGAACCGTATTGGCTAGTATTAGATTGTGGGTTGCCAGATGCATCTAAACGTGAACTAAAATATTCAAAATTAGGAGTACCAAAGGCATTGGCAGTCCCTGGAGTTATTGCAATACCACTGGCCCCTGTTAAATCTCCAATAGGTGTTACACTATCAATATATTCCTGGCTTCCTACTGTAATTTTGGCAGTACTAAACACATTAGCACTTGTATTAATTACATTACTATAACTGTCAAATAAACTTATAACGTTAGCATCATTATAAGTTTCTGGTAATCCTGTTAATAAACTACCATTACCTAAAAAATAACCACCTGATACATTTGCTGTTGTAACAATATCTGATGTTAATCCTGTGGCTAATGCAGATATTACATTAGCATTACTGTAATTACCTTGGCCTGGTGTAAATGTAAATACACCTGTAGTATTGTTATAATTTAATGATCCTGTGGCACTTGGGGCATTACTTGTTACACTTACTGCCGCTCTGCTTTTAGCATCTGTGTAAAATTCGTTTGTACTACCTTCTGTTATTGCATCTGCTGAAAGTGTAGTATTACTACCTAATTCTAATGTTTTATTAGTGCTGGTAGTTGTATTGTTTAAAATAATGTTAGCATTTGCTAAATCGCTATTCTGTACAGGTGGTGCTGTTTCTGTAATTAATGATGCATAATATTCGTTACCATCATTAAAAATATTTAATATATTGTAATTATTAGGATTAGTGTCGAAATCAGTATATTCATTTGCAAAATTATAATTTGTCCAATTACTAGTATAAGTTGTGGTATCTAAAATACTACCACCAATACCACTTTGTGTAAAAATTGCTGTTAAACTACTACCTACACCAAAATTATTTAATGTTAATCCTGTAACGTTACCACTTAACAATACATTTTGTATAGTTCCATTAGTTATATCTAGACTTATGTTTCCAGATAATGTTCCTGCATCAAATACATCTTCTATAAATCGTGTACTACTAGCGGTACCTACAACAATGTTACTTGTAGTACTTGTAACATCTACTGTGGTATTTTGTAAATCAACTGTTATGTTTGATTCTGTTACGGTGACGTCTATGTTTGCTAATGCCATGTTAGTCTCCTATGATGTTGGTATCGCTGTATAACCTGCACCTAATGTTGGGTCTCCAATAGTTACATCTGGTTCAAATCGCTCTATCACAGCCCATCTGTGGCTGTCTGTTGTGGCTGGAGTAACATTAGTGTTAGTCCATTTAAATGAAACTACTGTTATTGGGACATTTGTTCGAGCATCTGGTATAATATTACCTGTATAACGTTGACTAGGTATTGTAAAGTTTACTGTACCTGCACCTGCATTTTGTACAACAATATTAGCGGCGCCTATTTCTGCATTTGCATAACTACCCAGTACAGCACTTGTTGTAAAGTTAGGTAATCCATCAGCAACATTATATGTCATAGTATCAACAATAATTGTTTGCATATCTGCTTCAAATGTATATCCTGTAATACTTGTATTGTAATTGTATGTAAATGTTTGCTGGCTTGACGGAAATAATTCAATAACCTGAACGTTATCTGCTCCGCCTACGTATTTTTCGAATGATAAAAGTCTTCCACTCATGATGCTCGTCTCCTATTGGAACTTGCTATATGCGTGATCGCATATAACCTTAATTTGTATTACTATTTATCCTTTTTAACAGATTTACTAGAGAACACGGAGAACACTCAGACAAGTATTCTGGTATTTATATTTAACTACTAATTGTTCTAGAATCAGGTTGTTGTAACCATCTTATTTGTATAGTACCTGCGTTACCTTGACGTCCAAAAGAATAATTAAAAGGAGTTCCTAAATATTTTACACCGCCACCGCCACCAAAGTTTACAGCATTATAAGGAGTATAAGCATTAGAATTTGCTGAATTAGAACCGCTTCCGCTATTACCTAACGTAAATGCATTCGATTCTACAGTTCCTGGTGATTTAAACCATCCAGTTAAAGATAAATTACCATTATCGCCATCTGTTCCTGGAACTGTTATAATAGTACCAGGTAATTGATAATAATCTCCTCTTCCACCCTCTCTGCCATTAGGTGCTCCTGCGGTACCTAATACTATAGGCTGAGGAGTTGCACTTCCTGAACCTGCTCTGCTTCCACCCATACCTTTACCGCCTCCAGTAACAGTATTGCTTAAAAACTCTGTGTTATAACCATCAGTACCGTTTCTGTTTAAGGCACCAGGTGCTCCAGCATCAGGACTTGGTGCGTAACCTCTATTACCAATAGTAAATGGATAATTTGTGCCTAATCCTAATGTATTAAATGTAGTAGATACAATATTATAACCAGCGCCACCACCTCCTCCTGGAAAGGCTATAGCACTATTAGAATATTGATAAATGGCATTACCGGCGCCACCACCTCCGCCAACAATTAAAACTTCTACTACTGCATTAACATTTGACCCTAAATTAGTAAATGACACATTACCTGAAAGTATACTAGAAACATCATACGCAACACTAGGTTGCATATTGTTTGTGAAATTATATACTGTATAAGTATCAGTTCCTACTGTTACATTTGCCGACTCAGGAATAATTCCTGTAGTTGTAAATGCAGGTCCTTGTGTACTATCTACTGTATATGTAGTACCTGTATATAATATACTACTAGTATTAGATATTCCTCTTAATTGCAAACCAAAAGTAGGATCTGTATCTAAATTTGTTACTGAAACTTGTTTAATAAATGTAGCATTACCTGAAGAATCTAGACTAATATTACCTTCAATTGCATTATCTGTAAAATCACTTGCAACTGCATTTCCACTTAAAGTATAAACTAAATCTATAGAATTAGATATATTTGTATCTATTGTGTACGTTACTGCTGTATCATTTGCAGATTCTGTAACGTTTACATTTAGTTCGTACGGTTCCATACTACCAGTATTATGTTTATTGCTAAAAAAACCAAATCTATTATATCTCATATTTTACTCCGGTTTAGTAGGCCACACAATATCGTCTATTTGAGTTGCTGTATTGGTACTTGGCAAATCTCTAAGTGCCTGCCTGTATGTTTGCCATTCTGTTTTTTTACTATCAGACAGAGGACTATCTGTGCCTACTGTCCAATCACACATAGTTAAAGTTTTATCTCTGTGTATTCTTAAATAATGATCTAAATCTGTCTGAGTAAATGTAGTGACAACATCTTCTACTTGCAATGTTTCTAAATTAACTTTTTTTACAGTTATATCAGGCACATAACCGTCTATGCTGGCTAATTCAGGTGTTAAAGCAAGTTGTTGTGCAAGTAAATCATCGCTCATTTTACGAGATGTTTCTATTCTGCCATCGCTAACATGATATAATATTCTGTACATTATTTCTCACCTTTTGTTATTCTAGTCATTGCATAACCCATGTTACCAAATTTTCTTATTGCGGCATTACTGGTATCAATTGTACTAAAACCTTGCAATCTTATAGTGGCATTTGCTATTTTATAATTATCTGAAGCAGACAATCCGTTTGTAACTGGATCTGTGCTTATTTTTTTAACATCTACAACCTGAGGAGAGAAGTCTGTGACACCCTGCAATATAATGCCTCCTCCTCCATAACTAATATTTTGTACATTTGTTGCATTTGCAAAGGTAAGTGTTACATTATTGTTAAATCCTACATCATAACTACCAGTTATAGTACCTCCTAAACTGCCTTCTGCTGTAAAAGAATAATCACCTATATCACTGTCTGTTAAATCGTATAATTGTGGTGTAATTAATTCTATAGGTGTAGTACCACTTGGTATAGGAGTAACATTACCTGTACTTAAACCTGCATCCTCTAATTGTGCACCTGCGCCAAATGTTTTCATAGTGTCATTAACAATAACATTACCATATGTGCCTTGGTTTACTGTGACATTACCATATGTACCATTAAACACACCTGGTATAACAATTGGTATAATTGGTATCAGAGGTATATCTATAGGCAACTGTGGTGCTGTATCTGTCACTGCTGGTTGTACATAAACATCTGCATTATACTCTAATAATGTTAATTTACAAGTAATCATGCCATCATCGTCTAGCATTTCTTCATGTTTCATTACACGAAACTCTTTTGCACTAAATCCAAAGTCTGCATTAGTTATGTCTACAACATCTCCCACATCAATTTGCATACCTGAGTAATCAGTTGTGCAATTAACAACTAAACCATTTCTGCTTTGTGCTAAATCTATATTTGCAATTTGACTTGCTCTTATAGGATCATTAATTAAGTCTAATCTAAAAGATGCTATATTTTCTGGTTCATTTGGATTTAATTCTCCTGCAGGTAAACTTATTTTTACCGTATTGGTTTGGTCTCTGCGTGATACGTCATTAAATTCTACTTCTGCGGCATTGTATAGGCTGTATAATTCTGTACTGGACACACTAAGTTTACTAACTATGTTGTCATCATTTAAACTAAATGTACTAGCACGGCTTCTGTTAGGCAATACTTTAAACTTACCTTGTTTGGTATCAAACAAGAAAAAACTGGCACTTGCTTGGGCTATTTTGGCAATGTTTGTACCCACAGTAGCATGTGTACTTAAATAACCATTAATTTTCCATCTGTCTTGTGTGGCACTACCTCCGCCATGT